GGACAATGTTCTAAGGTACGAAGCTCGAAGGCTTCTAACCCCTAGGGACTACCGTCCCGACTGCATCAAATGATGCAGCTTACAATCAAGGAGAAATCATGTCCACAGGTCCCTTCATCACTTTCTACAATCTCAATACGACGGGTTATTACAAATCGTCGATGAGGTCAAAGAAGGTAAACGGAGAGCTCGTGTATGAGAATAATCCTTTCGTACTATCGTCGGCTTACGCTCGTGAACTGCCCCCTGACAACAAAGCCATGGGGGAGGCTGGGCTTGCTCATTTCTACCTGAATCCGAAGGATGCCTTTAATGGCTATTCCCAAACGAAGGCGGTGAATTTAAGTAAGTTATACCAGAAGGCGTTTGATGAATTTTCCGACAAAGCTTGGAGTGGTGCCCAAGCGTCACTGGCTGTGGATCTAGCCGAACGCAAAGAAACCTTGAACATGCTTGCCGATACAATTGGCAGGTTGCTCAAGTGTGCGTTACTAGTGAAGCAAAGACGTTTCCGAGAAGCTACTGGCATTATGTTTGGTCAAGAGTTAAGAGAAGGAAGGCAGAAAGGACGTAAAAAATCCAAAAAGCCGCCCAAATCAAAAGCTCCAGATCATAAACGGTTCAAACCGGGTAATGCATTTTTAGACAATTGGATGGCGTATCGCTATGGATGGACTCCGATGTTAGGATCTATTCATGGACTCTGTGAGACCATAAAGAAACCGGTTGAAGACAGAGGTATGATTTCGATTGAAGGCAGAGCCACCGGCTTTGATGCCTGGGAAACTTTTAACCAATGGACCGGTCAAAAGCGTACTAAGCACAAGTGGGTTGGACGTGTCAAAATCGGAGCAGACGTGGTGGTTTCAGACCCCGCCACGGCCAGGCTTAACCAGTACGGCTTGGTAAACCCAGCATTAGTCTTATGGGAGATTGTACCCTTAAGCTTTGTTGTGGATTGGTTTGTTCCCGTAGGTGCTATTCTTGAAGATCAGACCAGATTTCTTGGTTTGAGTTTCTCGAACGGCTACGTTTCCTACAAATGTTATGGTGAGGATGAGTTCCCTTTATGGGCCTCATTGGAACGTCCCTCCCCGCGAAGCGGCTCTGTTCTGAAACAGAGAGTCCCCTTCACATCCTTTCCACCCTTACCCTCACGGGTAGCTTCAGGGTTGAACCCAAAACGAGCTCTTGATTCGTTAGCTTTGCTGACAAGTCTTCTCAAACTTAACCGGAGATAACTCCAAATGCAAAATCTTTCTTTGAACGATGGCCTAGCCACCCCAGTCGCCCGTACCTTTGTTCCGGTACAGCCATACATGGGACCTAAGGCTCCTGCTCGTTGGTCTTACCGCCCTGCGGGTGCAGTCGATCGTACAAGCGACGTGCTTGTCGAACTCGGCTACAAACGCAACGGCACTACAACCATGGCACCGCTGAAAGTTCAAGTTCCCTACTCTGTTACCGTAAATGGCGTTATCGAACGCGGTCTGGCACTCTTTGATTCATCGAGTGGCGGATTTCGCATTCCCGATAATGCACCGGTGGCAACAGTGGATGACTTGTATGCTTTCGTCGGCAACTTCCAGGCAAACGCTGATATTAAGGCAGCTGTCAAAAACGGCCGCCCCATCATCTAATCGTCTAACCTAGTCGTTGAACCGTCTGCGTTTAACGCAGTCAAATGCTCTTTAGGAGTGTAGCATGGAAGTTAAACAACCAGCGGAGTTCGTTGCTTGGCAGAAGGACAACAATTGGTGGATGAGAAATAAAAATCCTCGTCAACTTGTTGAAGGCCCTTCCCTAAACAGGACTCATCGAGCAATCGATGAGGTGCTTAAGCGGCAACCCATAGGCGCTATGGTAGATGATGTAAAGCAAGTAGCTGTGAAGCTCTATGATGCGATAGGTACCAACCTTTCGTTGAAATTGAAGGACGCGCTTCTTGCTGGTGACGTTGTAACAATCGCCACCTGCAGAGTCAACCCGAAGGATTACGTTTCGCCACCAGAGTACTTCCTCGATGTACAGGCTGCAAGTTTCTTGCGCAAGTATGAGGATCTGGCTAGTCTTGGAAAAAATCCCAATGATCTAGATGAATTAACGAAGCGTGAGTTCTTCCGAGCGGAAAAGCAATGTAAAGATACTAACGGTTTCATCACTATGTTCGCGGAGGGGAAATCCTCTCCAATCGACCGACGCGTTATCGAGATAATCGAACGCGCTCAGTGGATCATTAAGCGAGCATTAAAGGATGTTCCGCCTGTATCAAAGTTGCCATTACGTTTCGGTCCGGGTACCACGAGTGCATGCACAGGTGATTCGGTGACTATTGCCGATAAACTAGTAGCATACCCTGAACTGACATTGGATAGTTTGCCCTATATTGCGGCAATGAAAAGCAGTCAAGTCTGGTGTGACTTGATTCGGACTGCGCACCCTAAGTCTGTCTACAATCTGCGGCTTGTAACCGACGACTACGGGAATGAGGTTTTTCTTGGGTGTGATATTGCGCCCAAACTCGTTCGCGGAAATCGTTTCACTGCAGTGCCGAAGGATGCCACAATTAACCGTGGCATATGTATTGAACCGCACACCCTGTCAGCTTTGCAGCTGGCAGCAGGAGCGCTCATTACCGATTCCTTAGCACGCCTGGGCATTGTTAAAGATGCACAGCAAGTAGTGAACAGAAGGTTTGCATCGTTCGGAGCACAACGTGGCTTCGCAACCGTAGACCTGAAAGCAGCTTCAGACACGATCGCTTATGAGATAGTAAAACTCCTGTTACCCTGGGACTGGTTTGATTTTCTTGCCAGTCTTAGGTCTCAGGCGACGTATATCAACGGTGAATGGATTGAATGTGAGAAATTTTCCTCCATGGGAAATGGCTTCACGTTTGAACTTGAAACTTTGTTGTTCTACGCGCTCAGCCGATCCGTGTCTGATGTCATCAACGGGGAAAATAAATCCCCGGTTTGTACGTATGGTGATGACATCATCATCGCAGATAATTGTAGCGAACTACTCACAAAGGTCCTCGACTTTTGTGGGTTTACCGTCAACCATTCCAAGAGTTTCTGGAATGGTCCCTTTCGGGAAAGTTGCGGCAGTGATTTCTTCGATGGTCACGATGTACGACCATTTTATTTAAAGGAATCACCAACCCATGCTTCAGATTGGTATAGAATCGCTAATGGCATTGCTCGATCGGATAGAAAATATTCTGATCTTGGCTTTGCTCCTCTTAAGTTTGGTCCTGCGTGGCTTAGGTGCGTTAACAACGTTCCGAAACCCGCTCGTCTCTTTGGCCCAGAAGGCTACGGAGATGATTGGATCATTACTGACCAGGAAGCGCGGTGGAAAACAAGAGTCCAAGGGGGATTAACCTTCCTTTTGGGCGCTCGTCGAAATCCGCGTTACCGAAGTCTATCTCGGTACTGTGATGAAACGCAATATACTGCTTTACTGTACGGCGGTGTTGGGCAAAGGCTCTCCCTTCGAGGGGAACCTGAGTCCGTAACCGTCGAGTGGTATACTATCGTAAGATAGCAACCATCAG